GTCGGGGAACGGGAACATAACTTCATGAGGGGCATGGCTGGAACTGGCCTTGGATACTGTAGGGGCAACAGCGTCCTGGTTGGTCATGAGACCAGCTTGATTGGTGGAAGGGTTTCCTCCAAGGGCGGGGGCGGGGTTTGTTGACGTAAGTGTTTCGGCTCGTCGATATTTCACGCTGCACAGGTTTGACGTGTCTGTGGCGGAATTTGCAATTTAAAGTCTCGCTAGACATAAGTGGCAGGGCTGCTGCCGGTGGAAGTTTGAGATGATTCCGCATCCCAGTTAACGTCAGGGTGACGGGTGCTTATAGCGACCAAGCTTGCCAGTTTAACGACTTGGCAGGTCGGAGTCCTTCTTAAAGCGGAAGGCCAAACCATGGGATGGAAAGGTCAATCTTTGAGGGATCAATGGGGTCATCAATCAGACGATAGAGATCGTATAAGGCCTTGAGACGTTCTTCAAACGTCGTTGGGTCTTGAGCGAGGCACTGGACGTAAGCAGAAACAAGAGGGTATTTCTGTTCGTCCCAGCTTCTATCGTTTGTTATCCATAACATGATGTCATAGACAGAGTCAGGATCTAATGGGGCATAGACTTTGACAACTCCATGTTGATTAAGCGGCATGAAAGTTCGCTTGAGGAAGGAGAGTTCGGATGGTTTGCATGGCACCATCGGACCAGTCTTGGACGCATTGGTCACAATGAAACCATATTCTGCGGCGACTTCTGAAATCTTGGAGATATCAAAAGTACAGCCTTGGAATTTTTTGGTCATTATGATCTTATCGTCACCAAAAAGGTACCACATGACGACCATCAGGAAAAGATGGACGTTGTAACACTGTGGTGTACCTTTGTACTGTTTCTCCCAGGTTCGGGAGATGTAATACACGATGGCGGCTGCGTTTCGGAAAGGGGTGATTGTGTTACCTGAGGGATTTGAGAGAACAGAGATGATGTAGCGGGCTACAAGGATCCGACTTTCTTTAGTATTCATAAGAATGGTTACTATTTGTCGGACGGGCATGGTGTAGGACACCAGCTCACCATCTATGTTGAAGGTCCATTCAATGGGGCGAATGACACCCATAGTCATGAACCTTTTAAGAGCGTATTTGAGGGCAATTTCCCACTCTTCTCTGCAATGTGAATCACAGGCTTTATCATCACCATCTGCAACTTCGTAGGCGCGGCACGCCTCGGAGTACAATTGGTCCCAGTGAGGACCCAGGGGATTGAGGCCAACGCACGAACGGTTTGGGACCGTTTGGTATGTGTTGGCAATCATGTTCCCCCAGATTCTTCTGAGAAAAATAGTGGAAATCGCTGACTCGGCATAAATAGCACGAGTGTCTCCAGCGATAACCTTGGCTTGTTTGAGAGTTTCGTCCTTAAGAACCATGGTGTAGGGAGGTAAGCTTGTAGCTGTTCTCGCCCACTCTAGGAACTTTAGGCCGAACTCTGAGGTTGGGACATAACCTTTTGCGGTTTGGGTGAACAATGACCGCTTCTTAATAAATCTTTTATCTTTTTCGATATTCCATGGGAAACCAGAAGAAGTTTTGAAGTTGATTGGAGACATGACTTCAATACCATTTTCACTGATTCCATTGATGGATTCGTGTTGGGAACAATCGAGATAACCATTTCTGGTGGCGTGTTTGAATGCAGTTTCGTACATAACTTCACCATAGAACTCATTAAAAGCAGGATCTTTGTCACGCGGGGGCGTGGGAACTTCAAGCCTGTCGAGGGCTCGAATAAGAGGAGAGACTAATTCTCCATCGGCATTGACAAATGTGGTTAAAGGAGCGGGGAACTTCTTTGGTGGCATGGGACCACCGGCCAACATGTTTAAGGGAGATGGAACTAGTTTGGACTCTCTGGGGATACGAAACCCTTGTTTCAATGTTTCAATGACTCGGCCTTGTGAGGCAGGAGTTGTGAAATTCGCAACAAGGGGGATGGCATATGCAATTGGGCCGGAACCGGCTGCATGCATAGCCATAATTGAGGGACCGCCGGCTTGACCTAAGTCAATCCAGACGGAACCACAATCTCCAAAGCGGGTAACTCGGGAAGATTTGCCTCGCCATGTTTCGGGAAGTCTGACTTGATCAGTCTGGACTCCTTCGACTAGGTGGGGCATTGTGATTTGTGTGATCTCAGGGGCTGACATTGTGAGGGTCCAGCGGGCTGAGATAACGTGACGTGGAGAATCAATTTCTGGTGACCAAAATTTTGAACAGATTGTTCTGAATGGGACTTTGACATATTGTTTGAGATTTACGAAGAGCAAATCTCCTTGCGAATATACATCAATAGTGTTCAGATCTTTCTTATCAACTATGATTGGTACCATACCTCGATTCTTATACGTGTACACACGCATGTAACGCGTTGGGCTATTAACCCATTGCATCCATACGTGAGTATTGAGTGAAAGGTGATGTCCCGTGACCCACAACGCGGATGACGTTATGATGGGTTGGGACGTGATGTCGTGGGAAGGAGCAACACAAGCTAAGTTATCTAAAATGGGGTTCAGAGTTTCGAAAGCGTGTGTGCCCTGTTGAACGGCACCGAGGTATTGACCTAAGCCTTGAATTGGCGTAGGTTTGGCGAGCGGCTTTCCAGCAGCTCGCAAAATGGCAGGCTCGTAGCCTGCATTCTGGGAGAAGACGTAGCGGCCAGCTGCGTTGAGAACAAACTGAGTTCGAAGGGTATTCGAAACATAAGAGCTTGTATCGTCGCAAATGGCTTGGACATCTTCTTCGGAAAATGTTTTTGGGGCACTATCAGATCGGTAAACTAACCAACCAACAATGACACCAACTAAGAGAGAAAAGAACACCGTGACAGAAGTCTTGATCTGTGGCCATAGGCCATTGACTTTATCACAGTATCCTTCAAGAAAAGGGTATGGGGCAGGGCGCACAAACTGTACAACAGCTTGTTCATCAGTCGTTGAGACGGCCCATATACCAGGCTTATCTTGAACTATCTCCCAAAGTTGTTCTTGTGGGGATTTCAAAAATGATGAAGCGAGGCCTTGCATGGCAGGACCTTTGCTTTTTTCATCTTTGCCCAGGATGTTACCCTGGGGTTTTGGTTGTGTTTTGTTGATCGCTTCCATTATGGATGGAACTTTTTCACCGAGTTTTGGAACAGGTGTGGTTTTGACGGAATCTACAAGGCTTTGAATACCTTGGGGGTTACCATCACTCACTACTGAGGCTCGGTTTACAGTATCGTGAAGGAGAGCGAATAACTGTTTTTCTGTGAGTGCAGGTTCGGATGTCTCACTGAAGACGGCAACATTACCACTCCAATCAAGGGTGTGGCGTTTGTAACCGGCAGGGGTGACATCATAGATAAGGAATCTTCGGTTGAGGGCTTGAAGATTCGACAAAGGATAGGCTCCTTTTGCGAAACCAGTGTATGTTCTAGGGGAACTTTTCTCAAACATTGAAGCGAGGTAAACAACATCTGGGTTGGCAAAACGGGTTCCTTTATCTTCGGCACGGGCCATGTCGACGAGATAAGGGGTCGAGTCCAAAAGCTGTAAGACTTCGGACATAATCTCATCGTTCATGGTGGCATCAATCTTTGACATAAATTCATCTATACAGATTTGGCGACAATCTTCTGGGAAAGCATCCCAGTATTTTGTATGTGTTCTGTGATAGAGTGGAACTTGCCAATTTTTGATGGCTGCAAGAGCAGTGGATAAATGGGTGATAGACACAGTTTTTCCGGAGCCGGGGGCTCCAATAAGCCATAAACCTACGCGTTGTTTAGTTGCGCTGGTTTTGACTGTTTGGGTGACTGTGGAAACAATTGGGTCTATATACTTTACCAAGTTTTGATAGGACCTCACTTTGGCAGGTGAGGACCAGTTAGCTACGCGCAATGAAAGGGCGCGCATTTTCTGGGCTTGGTAAAGAACTTCGCTAGGGGGGGCACTAGCGGCGGAGGTCTCGAAGAATTTTTGAAGTTCGTCGAGTTGGGTGTAATCATCAACGAAAGAGCGTTGGTCATATGGGAATCCTGTGACGGATTCCCACAAAAGGTCGCGAATCCAAAAGAAAAACTTCAGCGCGTTCTGCAAGAACGTTGTTGTGCTGTTGGAGTTTCTAATGAGGCTCGTAAACTTTGCGTAAGTGGGGCTATGTTTTTCGTCGGGGATTGCACCTCCAAGTTCACCAATTGAACTGGTGAATGAGGACCACCAAAGGGATGGTCCTTGCATAAAGGGAGGTAAATCGTCGGGATCGACTTGTCGTAATTCGACTATTTCTTCATCGCGGTTAGCAACAAAAATCATGTTTGGCAACATGATAACTTTGTTGTCAACTACGCCAAAGGCATGACACCAACCGTGTAGGTCAGCGTGTTCGAATTCGGCTTCAGCACGGGCACGGCATGCGGGGCTGAGTTGTGGGTAAACGGCGAAGAAGATGTTGGTAGCGTGTGTACGTCTGTCTCCTGATCCTTGGGTCTCAATAGTGAGCCCAGTGTCAGGATCAGGGGACGGCAATAGGGCTTCATCTTCAGCACGTATTACAATGGCGGGTGTGGCAATGTCAGGTTCAGGGATGGATGATGTAGATCCTGTTGGGAATTCTTTGAGTTCAATCGCAGAATCAACAATAGGATCAACATTTTGTAGAGTCTTGAATGTTTGGGCACCTTTGATCTTGGCTAACAAATCATCCTTGAACGTGGACAAAGCATCTGTTGCGATCTTGAAGGCAGTGGGCTCATCAATAGGCAACGGTGGTGGGGGAAGTGGTTGTGGTGATAGCATTCGCATGTAAGAAAGAGCGGGTCTGAATGCTATATAACCACTGTTCTGCTCTGCATAACTATCCAATCGGGAAATGGAAAAGTCATACATGGTCGAAACAGCGGTTGTTGTGACAGGAGTACCACAATCGACATGGGCAATTTGTACTAAAACATTAGGAGAATCAGCTGTGCTGAGGGCATCTCCGTATGTATCGTACACATTGCCTGAGGCAATTGGGGTTTCAGCCTTGAAAGGCTGGAAGGCAAGTAAATTGCCAC